TTTTTGTTTAGAACATTACACGTTCTTCCAAGTAGTTTTAAAGGCGGTGAGATATTAGGTACTGATGAAGATGTTGAAGCATACATCAGAAAATTAGCAACAGATCTAACATATCAAATCCGTCTTTTTGATGGAGCAATTGATAAAGTAATCTGGACACTTGATTCTAAATCTTGGAGAAAGGATTTCTACCCAGAGAAAGAATATAAAGGTACACGTAAACAGAACAAGTTAATCAACTGGGAGAACTTTACAACAGCAACAGCAACCTTCAGTGAATTACTTCAGAAGGCTGGGGTAACAATATCTAAAGTAGATGGAGCTGAAGGTGATGATTTAATTTATGCATGGAACACAGAGGTTCTATCGAATGATAAATCTGCAGTTATTCTAACAGGTGACCGAGATATGATACAGCTTGTTGGGCAGAACGAAAATAACGCACACACAGTATTCTATACTCCAGCACATAATAAGCTATATGTCCATGAAGGATTTACACAGTGGTTAGATAAACCTGTAGAAGTTGAAACTGATTTCTTTTCTGCTGTAAGATCATATGGTGTAGGTGCTGAACAAATGCGTAAGTCACTACGAAATGTAATCACTTCAAAGAATCTTGAAGTTATCGAACAGAACCCAGATGAATTCATGTTCAAGAAAGTTCTGATTGGTGATAAAGGTGATAATGTAGCTCCAGCCTATTCTAAGACTATGACAACGAAAGGTGGCAAGGAACGTACTTATGGTGTAAGTGATAAGAAGGCAGCAGCTATCTATGAATCGTTCATAAATCTAAACGGACCTTTCAATTATATGTACCTATTTGAAGATGGCTGTCTTAATGACATGGCAGATCTTTTAATACGTGAGTTGAAAATAGCTGATGTAAGTAAAGAACTTCTTCTAACGAATATCCGAAGTAACATTAATTTAATGATCTTATCATCAAAGACTATTCCTGAAGGAATCTTAGATGAAATGTTCAAATCTATTGAATTGCAAATTGGTAAAGAAACGATAGATCATAAGAAAGTAACTTCTATGCAAAAGTTATTAGCTGGAACGAAATGGATAAAGGATAACAATCCTGGAATGTCATCATCAGTATTTGGAAAAGAAAATGTTGATACTGGGATGTCATTCATTTCAGATCGTAAACAAAAAGGAACTTTATTCTAATAACACTCATGAAATTATTCGAATATTTGAAAGTCGTCTTTGGTACCGATGCCCAGTGGGATAAATTAACTTCGTATGACAAAAGCAAAAACAGCTTCATGTTAAATAGAATGCTTAGCGCACAATTTCCAATTCAAGCTAATATGTTCAATCAGCTCAAAACAGATCCAGTTGGGACTGCAGAGTGTTGGAGAATAGTGGGTTCTAAATTTACTAGAGTGCCAGGATTTATTTATACGAAAGTATCGAAGAAATCAGTTAAGAAGAAGTGGGATCCTAACCAAGAAGTGGTGAATGAATATCTCAAGCTTAATCAGATTGGTAATCGTGAATTTCAAGAAGCGCTTAAATTCAATCCCAAAGAAATAAAAAAATCAATAGATAATCTAGAAAAGCAAATGTGTTATGATTGAAACTGAAGATTTTGAGTTGGGCATTCCAACACACATTAAGTTTACATTATATCGTTATGATTATATTGACGGTCTTCTAATATCAACACTCACAAGAGAATGTGAGAATATTTCTATAGAGGACAACGTTTATACGATTACTAAGAATTCTTTTGAGTATGCAATAAAGAATTCTTTAAGACTTAAGAAGATAGCTACAAAGGCTGAGAACTTCCGTAGAGGTGATAAGGCTGCTGTTAATTCATTGTTCTTTCTATGGCAAATAGTTAAAGGTTTATCTAACATAGAATTTCTATCTTTTAATACTTCTAAAGAAAAGGAGTTTACACGTGTTGTTAAAGTTGGTACAGCTGAGGTTGTTAACTTCATATATTACATTGAGGAAGGTTATTTAGATATGACACAGATATTACTTAGAGAAGATCTTGATCTATTTAATAAGCAGGCTATCAAGATGGGAATGCTAACTAATCGTTATCTTAATCGTTCACCGTATTTCTACGGAACAGCAGCCAGAATTTTCGATGTAGTTGAGGCCACAGCTGAAGCTGGTTCTGAAAGTGCACACATGTTACTTGAAACACTTGACCCAAAATTAGAATCAGATAATCCTATTCTCTTAGTTAAGACTGATTATAGTTCATACTAATCTCGTAAAGTTCATATTTGTCCAAGGTTTGTCATTTTAATTGATTATATTGTATATGTAATCAAATAAACTATAGATGCACCAAAAATTTATTCAGTACCCAATCGGTCAAAGCTTTACAAGTTCTAGATCTAACGATGATATAACTTATATGAAGATTAGAACTATAGATGGGCATATAATGGCTGCCATAATCCTAGATCACAGCAGACACAATATGAGAGGGAACGAAGTAGGTGTTCCAAGTGAAGACGAAACATTAACTAAAGTATACACGTTAATATGAAAGATTCAACAAAAATTCAGCTCGAAGACTCTGTACTCGTTACTGTTGTAGTTAGTGTAATTGTATTGATGGTATGTGTACTTGGTGATGCTGCTTCTATGCCAATGCAAATAACACTAGGTGCTTCAGCAGAAACAATAGAAGCAGCATCAAACTTAACGTTCTTGAAGAGCAGCTTACTAGTAGTACCAGGAGTTGTAGTTGGAGTATTCCTATTTTCCTTTTTAATGTTAAAGTTCTTAAGACATGGTGAAACACTTAAAGAATATAAAAATAGACGATAATGAAAGTCATAAAGAAATTTACTGCTGTAAAGCTGAACATTGTTGAAATAAACGATGAAGTGAAGGCAGATTTGTCGTATGGTACAATAGACGGACCATATTATAGCCGCTCCCGCCCAGAACAAGAGTTCGACACTGAGGACGAAGCAATAGAATATGCATATAAGACTGAGCCGTACGGCAGATGGCTTATTGCACCGATTATTAGATTCGACAACTACTAAGTAAAAATATTCTACTTATAATGAACGAGGTGTTAATAGCATCTCGTTTTTATATGCTTCATAGTCAGATATATACATTGAACAAAACATTATATATGACCAGAATTCTTAGAAGATGTTGTGACTCTAAACGAGAGTGTATGACATACCTAGTAATGTTACTTTGGATTGGACTAGGAGTCTTAGCCTTCTTTTTCGATACGAACTATACACACTTAGCTGCATACTTCCTTTCACTTACTGGCTTTATCATGAGTTATATGTTTGGAGAATCATACCGCCAAAGTAAAGATTCTTCAATCTTTATGAGTGGTAAGACAAGTAAGCGTGAAGCAATAATGTATCTGACTATAGCAATGTGGACAGCAATTGGGGTTTATGGTGTAATTGAAACTAAAGATCTTATGGCATTAAGTGCATACTTCGCAGCTCTTACGCCTTTCGTCGGTGCTTATGTTATAGCAGACAGTGTAAAATCTGAAGGTGGAAGTACTGGAGATATACAACAACTTAATTCATAATGGTAGAGGGCACAAAGACTGATGAAAATGGAGATGCTATATTAATCTCCTTACAAGAACCTTACAGTAACGTCGTAGAAGTAATTGGATTTACTGACGAAGTTCTAGGTGAGGATACTTCTTGTTTCTACAATAAAACTTTCAGGTGGGGTACGGACGGAGTTTCGTATTCTGACTGGGTAGAGTTATCAGACCTCAATTTACAAGGTATACAATTAAATCCAACTGAACCGTTTTGGATTGAATATAAATATGAACAGTTTGGAAATTGCGATTTAGAATTCGTTTCCATTGCACTTGAAATAGTAACTGACGGTGGAGTAATATGCAAGGTACCACAAATTGATTGTTGTGATAGTAGTTCACGATCAGGTGCTCAAAACCTAGTCATAGATTGCTGTGGTACAACTTGGAACCCATACGACGTATCAAGAGCAGTACAGACTTATAATCAAATGAGTGCTGTCGTTTCAGATATATTTGGTTTTTGTGTTAAGTATTACAAAACGAAAGCAGATCAAAGAGCCACAGATGTTGTTCTTACAGAGTATACTTTATTTGATGTGATCCAAACATCTGAAGTAAAGATCTTAATGCCTGATAACGAATTACCTACGAGGGAAATTCAATTTAACCCAATGCAGATGGACTTCCCAGTGCAATTTGAGGTTCATATCGTTAAATCAGCATTTGAAAAAGTATTCGGTATTGGTTCACATCCTGAGATGAGAGATTACCTTTACTTTGAACAGTATATGAATAAGATGTATGAAGTAGATGCAATAGCAGAGGCTGACGATTTCTTATACAGTGGTTCATATTGGAGAGTAGGCTTAGTCCCATATCAAAACAGAACTGCAGTTCTGTTTCCAGATAAGAATATCGAAATAGAAACTGACGGACTTATCTCAAGTGTAGAAACTGAACTGGGTGCTGCGAGGGATATTGAATATGAAGATGTTCGAAAGCCAAATCAGTATAACACAATTGGTACATTAGCTAATGATTATGTAAGACGCATACTTGACAGAAAACTTTTGATTAAAGAAGAGAATCTATATAACCGTTGGACTATCATTTCTAAATATCATTACAACCTTTCATCTATGAATTCAGGTGAAGAAACGATTGAATACAGATATAAGAAAGGATGGGATTTAGATGAAAGCCGAGCATTCACTTCTTGGTTCAGACCTAAATATCTTACACCAGTTGGAAGTAATATTCTTATCGCTGGAATAGTTGATGCTGGTGGAAAAGCTGTTATTCAAACTGTTGGGCTTCCAACTGATCCTAGAAAAGTAATAAGTATTGGTGATTATATTATAATTTCTGGAACTCAAGACTATAACGGTATACATAAAATTACATCTATAGCTGGAAGTGACATTACATTAGCAACAGATTATACGAGTTCAGTTTTATTAGGAACTCCAAAATTTAACAAAGAAGTAGGAAATACTTCATTAGTGTATGATTCAGATACTGATAGACTATTCAGTATTACTCAAACTCTTAATTGGTTCATTGTTCTTATAGATGGTGTTCAACATAGTTATGATTTATCTGACCAAGGACTTCAACTCCAAACAGATGAATGGTACGCCTTCGTTATCAACATAAATAATACGTCAAGACAACTTAGCTTATTCATATATAATCGTAGTGAAATTTCAGGTGCAATTAACCCAGAAAGAACAGCAGAATTATCATTAGCATATTCTAAGACAGTTGCAAACGTTCAAACTATACTTCCTAACGATGAGAATTGGAAGCTTATCGCTTGTCAATCTGATATTACGAACATAAGAATCTGGAACACTCCAATTGAAGTTGAACTTCATGATTTAATTTTAAGTCAGTATGTAGTAAGAGATACTCATTTAACTGAACTTATAGATAACGCATCCCCAGAATTACTTACAACTGTGATTACTAATACTTAGCACATTTGAATATAACCTCATTCCTAACATAATATATAATCTAAAGGATTAGTATGAAGGAAGAAGACAAGGAAGAGGTTCGTTCAAGTTTGGATGATTTGCTAGGATACGATTTACCAGCAGAAGTTCCAGGTTTGAGTGAAACACCACAGCTATCCAGAGTAAAGGAAGAGCATCAGGTAACTCCAGCAGAAGATAAAGCCAAGAAGAAAGCCAAGAAGATCATGGATAAGCTTCTTAGGTTCTATTTAAGTGAGGAGATTATAGAAGAACAAGAATACATCCAGGCTAAGGCAGAACTTGATAATCAAGCATTAGGTGCTCTTATCAAACAAATGGATAACAGTGAACGTGCTATCAATAAGTTGATGGATACGATATTTGAAGGTGATGTAGCTCCGAGAATGTTCGAAGTATTAAGTGATCTTCAAAGAACTATGTTAGACATTATCAAGAGTCAAACTATGTACATGGTTGCAATTGAGGAGAATGCTAAAAAGATGGCTCGTGAAATTGACATCTATCAAGGTAATGGAGCAGCAGCCACAGATTCTCAAAAAGCACAAGGTGGTGCTAAATCACGAGGTACTAAAGATCTTATGAGAGCACTCCAAGATACTATTGCAGCTGAGGATGCTCAAGATGTTGAAAGTAAAGAAGAAGACGATGATACTAATGGAGATGACTAATGATTTTGTCCTTCTCAAGGAATTACCCAGAGAGACAAAAACTGAAAGTGGTATACTAATCGCTTTGGATAAATGGGGTAGACGATGTACAGTCGTATCATCCTCAGAAGAGTGTCAGCTTAATATAGGTGACACGGTTCTACGAAATGTTGGTAAAGGAACTAGCATTGAATTAGATGGAGAGGAATTTGAAATTCTCCATACTGATTGGATCATGGGAATTTTAAATGAGCGGAAACACTAAACCACAACACGGCGGATTTGATTTAGAAGTCGGTAAGCAACAGGAGTCTAATATTTGGACTTCTGCTAAAGTAGAGCAACTTATGGTTGCTATTGACGATGGGTACAAGAGTAAGTCTACACCATTCCACGACGGCAATCCCAACCTGCGCAAAGGCAATATCGTTTTTGAATATACTCAGATGGAGATTTCAGAAATTAAAAAATGTGCAAAAGACATCTGTTATTTTGCTGATAACTATTGTACTGTAATGACCGATGACGGTCTTATGACGATAGGACTTCGAGATTACCAAGAGAAGATGTTGAGGCAGTTTGCGGCAGAACGGTTCAATATTTGCCTAGCCAGCCGGCAAGTTGGGAAATGTCTTCTACATTCAACTGAGGTTCTAATTTTAAGAGATGGTACTGCCATTAAAACAACACTTGGTAGACTTTATTTCGAGTCATTAAAACTTCAGCGAAAGCTTTCATTGTTAGAAAGAACTAAATATTCTCTGTGGAAGCTATATGAATGGCTAGATGTGTTTGACGGCAAGCAAGATGATATAAAACAAAAACAATGAATAAGCAATGTGTAATATGTTCAGATGAATATGCTGCAACTACACACAGGTCTAAGTTCTGTTCAGACGAGTGTAAACTCCACAATCGGTTTTTAGTTAAGCAGACAAGACTAATCTCATCTAGTGAAGAAGGAGTAGCCTATGTCATAGATAAGTGGAACAATTATGCCACACCAAGAATATATGGGAGGTGGATGGCAGCGATGCACCCAGGAAAAACTTCAAAAGACTATCTTAAAGATTTTCCAAATGCACCACTATCTTGTGAAGCTGATAGTACCGCTACATCTAAGAATTCAGGTAAACATATGAAACAGCCAAAGTACAGAAAGATGGCTGTAGACCAAGTTCGCGGTAAGAACAATCCTAATCATAAGTCTAACACTACCTTAGAAGAAAGACAATCGCGTAGTCCATTTTCTACAGAATTTTTTAAGTATGATTCTATTGAAGAAGCAAAAGAATTTCAAAATGAACATTGTCATAAAGGCATAGGATCTAATATGATTGAGTATTGGACTAACTTGGGCCACACTGAAACTGAAGCCAAAGAACTAGTAAAAGAAAGACAAGCTACTTTCACTTTAGAGAAATGCATCAAAAAACACGGTGAAGTAGAAGGTACTAAAATATTTGAAGAACGCCAAAGTAAATGGAAATCATCATTACAAAAGAATTTTGAAAACTATGGAGATGGTCGTTCACCATCAAGTCAGTTTGCTTCTTCCATGATAGAATCTATTTGTAATGAATTGCAAATGGACATTCCCAAAAAGGAAAAGTACATTGCATGTAAAGAAACTGGCCGCGCTTATTCTTATGATTTTACTCATAAAGAAAGGAGAAAGATCATAGAATTTAATGGAGATTATTGGCATTGTAATCCAAAAGTATACACTGCAGATTATTTTCATAAGAATAAGCAAATGACTGCAGAAGATATTTGGGAGTACGATAAAGTTAAAACTGCACTGGCTGAGAACTATAATTATCAAGTTCTTTCTATCTTGGAATTAGATTGGAATAAAGATCCAAAGCAAACATTAAAAAAATGCATCAAGTTTTTAAATGATTAGAATTCTCAAGCATATCATTGTTTTATTAATAAGTTTCATTGAAGTTATAGAGTATCGTAATATAGATCTTAACCAAGATGATATTGATAAAAAGATATTAGATAGTATTGCACTTGAAGATGTTTTTATCGATAGTAATACTGGATGGCAGCCTATTACACATATTCATAAAACACAGCCGTTTAGATCATATAAACTTGTCTTAGAAAACGGAATGTATTTAGAGGGTGCAGATGAACATATCTTATTTAATGAAAATAAAGAGCAAGTATTACTCAAAGATTTAACATGTGGAGATTTATTACTAACGCAAGATGGACCAATTGGAGTTTCATCTATTTCATCTGAGTCTACATCAGTAAGTATGTTTGATGTTACGGTTGATAGTTCAGATCATGCATATTGGTCTAATGGTATACTCTCACATAACACGATTTGTTCATCTATTTTTATCGCTTGGTATGTATTATTTAATTTTGATAAGAATGCACTAATCTTATCAAACAAAGGTGCAACTACAACAGAGATATTAGATAAGGGTAAAACTATCCTTGAGAATTTACCGTTCTTTATGAAGCCAGGAATTTTAAAATACGATGTATTTAATTCTAAGTTTGACAACGGCTGCAGAATTATCGGTCAGACGACTACTAAGAAGGCAGCGATTGGATTTACGATTCACCTATTATTCATGGATGAGTTTGCTCATATTCCACATCAATTTATTAACGTCTTCTATGAAAACGTTTATCCTACTGTATCAGCATCCAAGAATAGTAAGGTAATTATAACGAGTACTCCTTGGGGGTTCTACAAGTTCTATGAAATATACACCGCAGCCGAGAAAGGCCTAAGCGAATATAAACCATTTAGAATAGACTGGTGGGATGTTCCTGGTAGAGATGATGAATGGATGCGGGCTGAAATTTTAAATCTTGGAAGTGAAGAAGCTTTTAACAGACAATATGGAAATCAGTTCATCTCAAGTTCTTCATTATTATTAAGTCCTGATAGTTTAAAGAACTTACAACTTAATCAAGTAGAATACGAACATCACGATATTCCTGAACTTGATGAAGAAGCATTATTATACCCAGACTTCAAATGGCATCCTCAATTTAATATTGAAGATCAGGCCGGAGAAGATAGTAAATATTGGTTATTCTCTGTAGATATTGCAGAAGGAAATGGTGGAGATTATTCTGTCATAAATATCTTTCAAGTAAATCACATGGCGTTGAAGGACCTGAAGAAAGTAGTTTCTCCTGGTAGTATGATAGACTTCTTTGGACTTTATCAAGTTGGAAGATTTAGAAGTAATGAACATAGTATAGATGACTTCGCAAAGGTGCTGTATGTATTAACATACGATGTATTTAACCAAGAGAACGTCAAACTCTTAATCGAGTGGAATGTATTTGGATCTGAATTAATGAAAAGACTTGAAACAGTATTTCCACAACGTAATGACTTTGATGAGGAATCTGTTACGAAATTCAAACATCGTATTGATGCTAGGACTCCATCTTATGGCCTTAAAGTTAAGAATGATAATAAGCCAATATTCTGTCAAAACTTTAAGAAAGGAGTTGCAACAAATAGAATTGGCCTTACTGATATAGATACTGTGAAAGAATCATCTACGTTTGGAAAGCAAGCCAATGGGCGTTACTCTGGACAGAATGGGAATGATGATTTAGTTATGGCTAGTGTTAATGCTTCCGAGTTCTTAAATACTGTAGATTTCACAGAGTACGTAGAAGAACTTTATGACTTTATTGATGAAAAAGTTCAGGCAGAAATAGAAGATATCTTAGATCGAGACTTAAGAGGAGGGAATCTTAACTATGACATCTACGATTTAGTTTAATTTATCGACTTGAGTTTGATATATACTATATGCATCACTATGTTTATCGTATAACAAACATCCAAGATAAGATCCATTATATTGGGTCAAGAAAAAGTAAATATCCACCTGATGAAGATTTAGGCAAAAGATATTTCTCGAGTAGTTCTAATAAGAACTTTATAAATTTACAAAAAGAAAAGCCTGAGTTATTTAAGTATAAAGTTATTGATACTTTTAATAATTTAGAAGACGCACTTAAACTTGAAATTGAGCTTCATTCTAAGTTTGATGTTGCTGCTAACGAAAGCTATTATAATTTAGCTAGGCAAACATCTACAAAATATTCAACGTCAGGTACAACTTTATCGTTAGATAGAAGAAGACAGATCGGCAAAACTTTCAAGGGGAAAAAGCAATCAAAAGAACATATTAAAAAAAGAACAAGTAAAATTCAAGGTGACGGAAACGGCATGTATGGTAAGTCATATTATGACGTATGGGTTGAAAAATATGGTCAAGCAGAAGCAACTAAATTATACGAGGAGTCTTTAAACAAAAGAATAAGAGGAGAAAATAACCCATGCTATGGTAAAACTGGTAAAGATCATCCAGCTAGTAAAAAATATAATATAGTTGGGCATAATATAAATGAGGAGTATGATAACGTAAAAGATATACAAAATCGTTGTGTAGAGTTAGGTATAAGCTGGAATACATTAAGACTTTATTCAAAACAAGGAAAAGAAAACAAAGGCTATTTGCTTGCAACTACAAAATCCTAACAACTATGCAGATATATAAATCAAAATAACTAAATTGAAATGGCAATAGATCCAAAAATCGCATCTATAAAAGCATCTGGAAGCTACAGATTTGAATTCGATAAGAGTCAAGTAGTTGGTATCCCAGCAAACCAAATCAGACTTGTAGTAGGATTCTCAAAAACAGGACCATTCAACACTCCGGTATTCTGTCCTGATACTGGATTTTTCAAGCAAGTTTATGGTGATATAGACCGCACATTAGAAAGAAAGGATTCATACTTCCACAGAAGCTGCTTATCAGCTTTGGAAAGAGGACCAATCCTAGCACTTAACCTTCTATCATTAGATTCTGATGATGAAGTACAATACCGTAAGTTCTCTGCGAGTGCAATGACACTTAACGAGGATAGTAACGTAGCTAAAGAAGGAGAGTACGCAGGGTTCTACAATAAAGATAAATTCTGGTACCCAGAAGATGAAAGCTTCCTAACATTAGCCGGAGCATCTAATCAATTTACATCAAGTAGAATTGCAACTAACGATTTAGTTGACTTTACTAATCTTGGTCAAAATCCTGTGTCTG